AAGCGCCCCTTTGTCCACTGGTTTGAATCTTCCGTAGTCAATTGTTAAACATCCTTCTGCATCTATTGCTAATCCCTTTTGAACCATGCCTGGGTCTGGGAGAATTGGTGATACTCGTTCTAGTGTTTCACGGATACGACGGGAATACATTTTTGCCATGTTCTGTGACACGGACCCAATCATTACTCGTACCCGTCGGTTGCGTACTATCGCCCACACAGCCACATCATGGAACAGTGTTGACTTACCTGCTCCTGGTGGGACATTAATTACTACAAATTCTTTTTCTTCTGACTCCAACAGTTTTACAAGAGTCACAGCGGCTTCAACTTGCCACGGACTCGGTACTCGTCCTAGATAGCGGCGACGAAAGTAATCAAAATCTTCCAACCCTCGTAACGCTTCCTCGGAAAGCATGTCATGGGGGATAGCGGATGGCATATCAATGGCATCCATGAAGTTCATGTGTTGTAGTTCTTGGCGACCACCAGAGCCAGCACCAGTAGCGGCTTTATGAACAGCCGACTTATGTCCTGCTTCTAGTTCTTTAGCCTTCTTAACCCATCTACTACCTGTGTTGTAGTGGATACCCGCCTCAGCGCAAGCGTCTTTAATGTTTCGTCCAGCGGAAATGAGAGCAAAGAACTTAACTTTGTCTTGTACTGGAACAATTCGTTTTGTTCCCATGTGGGTTTTATTCTACCACTTAACTTTGTCGGCCCAATACGCTGCAGACATTTTTCCTTTAGCAATGTTAGAAGCATGACGGTCTTTGAACGCTTTGTTGCGTGCAGACCCGTCAGGGGAACCTGACACACCTTGCTGTCCGAAGCGGATTAGTTTTACTTCGCTACCAACTTTGGCTACAACAACATGGGATTTGGTGGGGTGCTTGGGGGTTGCTTTTGGTTGGTTAAACCCAGATACTCCTGCTCGTTCCAATCGTGGGTCCTTCTTTGCTGCCATTACTTTTTCTTTGTTATAGAACCAGAAGGTTTAGGTGCTGGAGAAGCAGGTTTGTTTTTAGGTGCAACAGGTCGTGGTGTTCCTTTAGGACTTGGCTTTGCACCTGGGGTCCGTGGCTTGTAAGGAGAATCTTTTTTCCAATCGTCACCCTTCCAATTTGGTTTGTAACCTGGAGGAACATTCTGTGTAGGTTTCTGCCCTTGTGGACCAAGAGGTCCTTTGCGTGGAGGAACATATCCTTGTCCTCTTGGTGGAGGTGTTGGTGTTGAAGGGCGAGGACCAGGAATTCTGTTTGCTTTAGGTGCAACAGGCTTTGGAAGTGCCTGCGCCAAACCGCCAGGTTTTTTTGGTGCAGGAGGATTCTTAGCCATTACTTCATTTTCTTTTTAGGAGCCATCACCATTTTTTTGCCTGTTTTCTTAGCCGCTACTTTAGCGTCTTTCATTCCAGCGTCTGTGTATGGGAACTTCTTTTTTCCTACCTGTGGCATGTTACTTTCCTTTTTTCGTTCGGGATGCAGCCATGTTATCAACAAGGTTCGGATAAGGACGACCCGCCTTTTTCGCCCGTGCTTTTGCTGCTGTCTTTTGAGCAGGAGAGAGAGGGGTAGATTTCTTTTTAGGGTTTGTCTTTTCCCAAACAGGTTTTGATTTCATGTTGGAAACAATAACACCACCTGCTATGCTTCGTCGCACAAGTTCATTTCTCGCATGGCTGTATACCGTTTGCATGGTACGGGGCGTTTCACACCAGGTAACTGGGGTAGATGTTTCCTGCAATCAGACAAGACCGTTATGTATCTCTTGTTTTGTTGTGTAAGAGAAACAAGCAGCGTGAACAACGACATATGTTCAACCTTTCAGGTGTCGGCTAAAAGAATTTGGCTACGGCGACCTTGGTATCAGTTTGGTATCTAAACCGTGGGGGAGGCTAAACCCAGTCTGCTAGTCATCAAGTTCCGCTAAAGCGGCTAACGCCCTTGGCTACGCCAGCGGTTGTTGGCAGTGAAGCAGTAAGTGAAGCCAGTCTCCAACTTCCAAGTCGGTGGTTTTCTTTTTTTCTTTCCTTGCCAACTTAAGCAGGCAGCCTTCCAGCCAAGCGTATAACACCACCCAGAGTGATGACCCACCACACACAGTGACACCCAACCACACACCCAGCAAAAGAGTGGTTACATATTTCTCACATACCATACTGGTCCCCCCCCACCTGCCTCGGCACACCCCCAGTTGCGTTATGCGCCCTACCTACCTGTCGGTAGGATAGACACTATTTGCCCTGAATATTACATAACAAACATTATGGGCGGGCACCCCCACCCCCATTGCACCACGCAACCGTACCCCTAGGTCGTTGCATTTGCAACAATAGCGCCCGAACGTCCGAAGGCTGGCACTCCGCCTAGTGTTGGGAATGGTTCTCATTGTGTGCTTGCTATGGTTAGCACTTTGCTTGCTTGTGTGGTGTGACTTATGTCATAGCGGATTGACTTGACATCTGTTCGGTAGTGTGTTACAGTTGAGATATCAAGGTGAAGTCCTAGCAATAGGGTCACTGAGAGTGTGACGAAAGTCACAGAGATATTACTTGACAAAGTGTTACACACTTGATAGAGTGATAACAACAAAATAAATACCTAGAAGGGGTAAACAATGACAAGAAAACACTACAACGCCATAGCCAAAGTGCTACGGCAAGAACTAGACAATGGGGCCATAAATACTAGGGAAACCATGTTGCTCTATGTCTCAATCTGTACCAATTTGGCAGTGACAATGAAGGCGGATAATCCCAACTTTTCAACTGACCGATTCCTAGATGCTTGCGGGGCGAACTGATGAACACAACAACACACAAGGGGCGAGTAGTAGGGGTCATGGTGCTAGGAGTCACCGTGGAAGTTTGGGTCAGTAGCCCAACGGGTGACAGTTCCGACAGTCACACCTTCCAGATTCCATGCCTTGACCGTGACCAAGCCGAAGCCATTGCCACATTGTGGCGTAACACTTGGGGCGTGAAGTGATGGAAACGAACAAGTTCTACAAGGTCACCAACTGGCACACCACACAACCAAAGAAGGCAATGCGTGTCTTCCTCACCAAGTGGGACGGTGCCGACATGGTGGAAGGCCAAGTGAAGGACTACACGGGGATTTCGTTCTCTAAGTGGTCGCATCGCATGGCGAGCAGTTGGACATGGACAGAAGTAGAGGGCTAGAGATGGAAACTAAGACTTATAAATATAGGGTAACTATCGGAGATATCAACGGTAACGCTAATGCGGTGCTAACTGATGACATGGCAAAAGCGGAGACATACGCCACCCGCATGCTAGGGAGAGAGTGGGGAGACCTCCGCATGATTTCGGTGGCAACGTTCTACGAGTGGGACGGTACGGCGTACAAGTTTCATAGCGAAATGGAGTATTAGAAATGGAAACAGAAACACAACCGCAAGATATTTGGGTGTTCTTAGAGGACGAAACCAAAAAGCACCCTAAGCGCACGAAAGAACTTTTTGATTGGTCACTGAACTATGACCACAAAGACCGCCCGTTCAATCTGTTCCTAGACATCATTGGATATTCGGACGACAACTATGGGCACCCAATGTATGACGGGACTACACGGCTCGGATATGTAGAGGCAGACTATCTAGGTAAGGCTCTCATGGAGTGGGCGAACAAGCCCCAACAGATAGAGGCGTGGATTACAGAACTCATGAGTTGCGAAGGATAGGGCAGGCAGATGATTACTTACCTAGTACAAATACAGGTCAAAAAACCTGGCGGGAAGGTTCACCTAATCTCGGTCAAGCGTGAGGCGGATTCGGCACTAGATGCCTATGAGACTGTGGCAAGAATGTCGGCAGGCACGGGCGAGATAATCGGGGCGTATGTCACGGGTGACGAGTACAAGATTATGAGAATTGGCACAGGAGCATAACGCAAGAACTGTGACGGAAGTCACATCAGATACCCTTGACAACTGTCTAACAGTTTGATATGGTGACACCTAACAAAACAAAATCTCTGAAGGGGGACAACAACATGACAATAAAAGACAACGGAGCCAGGTATCTAATCCACAAGATAGGGACACCGCGCCTACAACGAACAACGACGGGCGGGATAGCACCCGCGGGAGAATGGTATGTGCCTCACCTTGGTGTATGGACTACCGCGCCTAATGCGGGCGTACCGTTCGTGAAGTGGGAACGTGACTGTTACAACCTGCCTGATGGTGGCGAGTGGATTGAAATTTACACAGAAGTGAGGGCATAAATCATGACAAATTACCTAGAAGAATTGCGTTACGCAACGGGTAGGAACGGTACCGAACTAGACAGGCGCAAGAACAGAACTGTTCACGCCCGCCATGCTATCGCCATGGCAGAGTACACAATCAAAAGACTAAACAATGTTATTGCTATGGCAAAGAAGGAAATCAAAGAACAAGACGACAAGATGTGGTCATACCATGAGGGTCTAAAAATCCTTGACCGTTACAATCAGGAAGTGGGGGCATAGAGATGCCTGAGATAGTAATTATGGGGATTGGGATTGACTCACCAAAAGTCACGCTACCAATGACCGCAACGAAGGAAGAAATTGTCGGGGCGTTGCTTGCCACTTGCGGGCACCAGGACAGTCTCGGCTATCTGACAAATAACCCTTGCGGGAAGTGTGCCAGAAGCAACCACAAGAAAGCAGTAGGGGGCAAGTAATGAGTACACAGAAGTACACGGTATGGGTAGGGGACACACAAGTTCACGACTTCTACCTCTCATGGAACGAAGCGGTGGTAGTTGCTACTGACTGGATTGTTGCTGGGTGTAAAGACATCAGGGTGGAACGGGTTGTCCGTCCCGACTTGAGCCTGATGGTGTGACAAGAGTCACGAAGAATACCCTTGACAAACGTCAAACGGTTTGATTAACTAATAACAACAACAAGTCCTGAAGGGGGCAAACAAAATGAAAGAATACAAAGTTACTTTTACTTACGCAGTAAAGGTTCAAGCAGAAAGCCATGACGAAGCAAACGATATGGCTTGGAAACTATTCGGTGATGCCGACCCTGCCAATGCCGACACCTTTATGTGTTTCATAGAGGCGGTAGATGTTTGGGCTACCAATGAGGACGGCAACCACATCTGTGTGGATTGCGAGTCAGAGGTTGACCCTGATGATGCGTTCGGTAACCCTGAGTTCAGCGACCCTCGTTGTGAGGATTGCTACGACACACACAGGTACAGGTCTTAAGTCATGAAAAAAGAAACAACAAAGTGTATTCATTGTGAACGCATAATTACTGCAACGCCTACGGGGTGGGCAGATATGCAAGCCACAGGAGACGACAAGATATGGAAATATGTTTGCGACGAAAATGACACCTTCCCATCAGACCATGAATCAGCAGAAAAGTTAGGTCTTGAGTGATGAACCGAACCAAACTAGAAAACGAACTTGCCATAATCATGCGTAAAAAAGAAAACGCAATAGAGATACTGGTCGGAAGATTGTCGTCAGTCGTAACCACCGAACAACTATCAGCACTTATCAAAGCAGAAGAAGGAACACAATGAAACGCTATTCACCTAACCACCCCGCAGTAAAATCATGGGACAAACCACTAGACATACGCACCCGCACCCAAGCGGTAAGAGACAGGCTAGGTCAAGCACCACGCCAGATGAACTACAAGGCACGGACATTCTCTGGCTTCATGTTTTGTCTCGGTTCGTTCTTCACAATGGAATCCTCATACCTGGTTAGCCTTATCCTTATGGGTTTGGCGGGTTGGTGTTGGATTAGTTCAGCCAATGAGTACAACAGATGAGTGCAATCATCAGACTCAAATGCGACAAATGTGAGGGCGAGTCACCTCTCTCCCACTACGGCACACCGACAGACGCACGAGTGTCAGAGTTTAAGTACGGCTGGTTCTACGACATTGAAGTGGGTGAACCCGCCGACCTATGCCCTGTGTGTACGGGGCGTGACCCTGACTACTGGCATAGTGAACCGTTCTAATGTTGAAAATGTTTAGACGCAAACAAAAGTATGTTGCAAACGAATACAACTGGGTTGTGGTTTACGAGGTAGGTGGCATACCAATGAAGTATTTTCGTTGGGACATGGAAGAAACATGGAAATGGACTAAGACGCCAAGCCGAGCGACACAATTCCGTACCGAAAGCCAAGCAGAAAGAGATGTTGAGTCTTGTTCTATGGCCTGGCGTAGCCAGTATCAGATACGAAAAGTTCCTGCCTGATTTGATACACTTGATTTGCCCTAGTCGTTGGTACCCCTTCCCAATGGCTAGGGCTTCTTCATGCGTACAGTCATGGGCATACGGCTCAACTGTTCACGCTCTTTAGGTGTTAGCCCACCCCACATACCGTTACGCCGTCCACTTGCCTGCTCAAACGGAAGTTCGGACTTGAGACATTCATCAGTAACAGGGCAGGCTCTACATATTTTCTTTGCCTGTTCCCATATCATGCCGTTCTGTTGGTCACCGAAGACTTCAGGAAAAAATATGTTTGTATCTAACCCTTTACAATGCGCATCATCTTGCCAGCGTTTCACTTGTTCTTCTTCTTTGTTGAGTCATGTCGCCTTGCCCAATGGCAAGCGCAACCGCAGTCGGCTATCTGTCCAGGTGTCCACACCACAAGGGCACGGGCTACTGTCCCGCAATGGTCGCAGGATTTCTGGTCAGGGTATGGGTCTAAGTTCGGGGAATGGGTTGCGCCATACCGTTGGCGAGTGGTTTTCTTCACAGTCTGCTTTCTCTTGTGGGTTTGCATAGAGACGCAAGATGTGGATACAGATGTCGTCACCGTCCTCAAAGGATTGGTCTTCATCAGGTGTGGTGGGTAGCCCGTCGTGGGTGTGGCATAGGGGCGGTGTTACCCACCCCTGTCTTAAGCCAACTTCCAACCACATATCAAATGGCATTGATAGTGGGTCAGACATTAGAAGAACTCGTCTTCAGATACCTGTGTTGCGCTAGGAAATACCTGCCCGATTTGCTGCATTGTTGCTTCGCTGTTGTCTTGAACCCAAGAGTTCCAACGGCATGACGCACCGACTTCATCAGCGATTAACTTCAGGCTCTTGCCTTTGGTTCCATCTTTCTTGGTGAACTCGTCTTGTTCGTAGCGACCTACGACAATAACAGTTGAACCTTTAGTAATGGTGTTGGCTACATTCTCTGCAAGTTTAGAGAACACGGTGACATTATGCCATGTTGTTTTCTTTTTGTCATCTTTGCCGTATGTGTCAGCAACGGAGAATGTTAAGACTGCCATGCCTCCCTGGGTGTAGCGCAGTTCAGGTTCTTGCCCAACTTTGCCGTTGATTGTGATGTGGTTACTCATTTGGTTCCGCTTCTTCTTTCTTAAGTGGTGTTATCCGTCCTGCTTTTTTAAGGCAAGAATGTGTTGGCGCATATTTAACTGCGACAAATAATGTTACCGAGGTTTTGCAACTAGTGCAAGACCACCGTGTGTTTTCTTTCTTTCCTACACGCCCGACATTCTCGGCTTCCCTGGGGTCGGAGGTAGGTGTTCTCTTTGTTGTATTCATGTCCTCGTGGGCAGTGGGTTTTGTTTGCATAGAAGTGTCTGCCTCTCTCTACTACGTCTCTCATGTTGTCTGTCTGTGTCCCGCCTTCTAGGTGGTGGGGATTGACACATACTCTGTTGTCGCACTTGTGTCTTACGACGGGTGGGTAGTAACAGTTGGCTAAAAAGAATGAGAAGCGGTGGGCTGCTCGGTGTTTGTGGTTCACATACAATTGTCCGTAGTTGTCGCCTCGGCGTGACCCTTGCCATTCCCAACATTCGTCGGGTGTACCAATGGTTACTTTGCGCCAGAAGCGTTGGGAGTCTTTGTATGTTGCTGTGTCCACAGGTTCACCCCCATGCGTGTCACTTTTACCTTAGCAGTTTTTCCTTTTGCGGTATACTTTCGGGTTTGTTGATTTGCAAATGAGCCGTCGTAATTCAGGTGTGTTGCGTACGCAACCCCACCCATAAACGCCAGCCGCAGGTTTCAGTACCCCGTCTGTGGTGTGTCCTAGGAAAGCAATGTTGTCTGCCACTTGTACTTGGTAGCGGGGGCTTTTACCTTTGGCACTACTACTGTTTGACCAGCGTTGCCAGGTGCCTCGTGCTATGCCGAGTCCTCCTGTGTAGGACTTAGTGGAGTGTTGCCAGTTCCCGCCTGTCTCGCAGGATGCGAGCCTGTCGTAGAAATAATCTGACATAAGACCGTGATATTTACGGTGAGTGTGCTTGTCCGTTGTGGATGCGTGCACTGGAGACGCTGATAGTAGGGATAGGGCGATGATAGAGGTGAGGATGCGTTTGCGCATGGTTATCCTTTCGTAAAGTGATGTGTCAGTTAGGGTGCATAGGTCTCCTGTCTTAAGTGTTAAACGGATTGGAATAGTTTAGCAGTCATACAACTCACTGGTCTGTAAATCCTGCACCTGCGGAGGGAACAACAAGAACCCTCGTGCTGGATTGTCAGAGCCAGAAGCAAAGTCACGCTTGTTCAACAGCGCATAGTTGTAACGCAAATAATTCTTTAAGCGTTCCACCGATACAAGAACATAAGAGTCAGGTGCAAACCTGTACGCCCACCACTTTGCCTGTGTCACATTGATACCAGAAGGTTTCCACTCTCCACCGTGAGGGCGTTGCTCTGTTTCCACAGCCATGCGTCCGTTGCGGTAGCGGTCAGCCTTCACTTCAACAGTGCCATCGTTGAGTGCATGGAAGAAATCAATAAGGTTTTGTTCACCCTGATGTCCGTAACTTAAGTCAGTTTTGAAATCAAACCGAGGGTCGTACCCTCCGATTGACATATCACCAGTCACGGTATCGTTCGCCAAGTAATACACCACAGAGAAAAACTGCTGTGACCATAATGACCATCATAAAAAAATCTGTCATCTTGCTAACTCTCTTGATAGGCGTTCAACTTCGGTTGATAGTTCAAGCACTTTAAGTTTCAGTTCGTCACGCTCGGCTTGCACCTTGGCGAAGTCTTGCTCTGCGAACACAATCTCTTTATCTCGGAGCCATTCGTACGCATCGTCCTTGTGTATGTAGTCGCTCATTAGTATCCTGCTTCCTTAAGTAAGACAGCGAAAATAGAGGCTGGCATCACTGCGTACCAATCACCGACAGAAGTCGTGCCTCGTTTTTTTGCGATGACCGAACCAACACTGACACCAGCGTTATCCATCTCAACCTTTAATTCTTTAAGCCACTCAGAGAGCGTGATGGTCTTGCAGTTCTTAACTTCAATGACCACAGGTGCGCCCATGTTGATGTCACCCTTGTCAAGATTGCCTTGAAGTGCACGCCTTTCTGCGTACAGCCAGCCTTCTGTCTTAAGCCAGTTCACTACGGCTGTCTCAGCCGATGTTCCTTTTTGTTTTGCTTTACTCATTACATCCTCTGTAAAAATCGTTGCCCCATATTTCATACGGGTGGTAGCCAAGTTTAACTGCCCACCTATCTGCCAAGTAAACACTCAGCCCTCTAGTCCTCCACTTGTGGGTGGTGCTGGTATTGATAGATAGCATCCGCCCGTCACGGGCAAGCCTTTCAATAAGCGGTTCACCATCAAGCATTAAGACAGACTTCTTTCTATCAACACGGTATTTCCTTGCGTCATCAACACATACAGTGCATCGGCATTTGTATTTCAGGTAGGTAGAGCGACCATGTATGCGTTCATCAGACACCCCACCACGCCCTGTTCTTCTGTTCCCACTTGCGGTAATGCTCGTGAGATACCAGTGGTGTGTTCTTGTCCACTGACAAGGCACTGGTGTGGGCTAACGCATTGGCTATGCGTCTCCACTCCTGCACCTCTGCTTGTGTCTGCTTCAGTTGAACTCTCAATAGTTTGTTTCGTTCTTCCATGTTGTCAAGGAGTTCCTCGTAACTGGACATTACTTAGCAAGTTCTCGTTCAAGTTCCTGGCGAATTAAATCACGGAATAGTTGTGACCGTTTCGTTTCTCGTTGCTTACATAAGAAAGCAATCTGTTCTAACTGTGATGGTGTTACACGCAACCCGATGATGTGGGCTGATGCTTCACTAGCGGTTGGGTCTACTGTTCTTTTGTTAGCCATCACTCGCCGTCCTTAAAAGATGCGAGTTCCTTGAACGCTGACCGTAGGGCTGGGAGGTGTGACTCCATCCAAGGGGTACCTTCGGGGATGCCAGCGTTGGCAGCGACAGCCAAGGGTGTTATACCTTTGGCTTCACAGGCGGTGTTGAACTGGTCAATCTGCGCCTGTGACAGTGGGGTTAGGGTCTTAGGTTTGGACTGCTTAGGAGCCTGCTCAGGGGCACTGGCGGGGACTGTGGAGCGTGGCTTAGATGGGGCTGGGTTATGGTCTAGGTCTTCCCATTCGTTCTTTGTCCACAAATTGAGCGAAATTCCGAACCGCATGGCTCCGTTGCGTAACGCATCTCCATAAATAATTTTATCCTGGTCTTGAGCATTGGACTTTGCGGTGCCGATAGCAAGGCGTGAGGTGCCGAGCAGTGTCAGTTCAAACCACAACGTTGCCATGTCATTCACAACATTCATTGCTGGTCGTCCGTTGTCCCAGGCAATAGGAACCAAACGCCAGTGTGGGTCAATCTCAATGAGAATACGAGTGATGTCTGCGTGACCTACGAAATCAAGTTGGGTTCCACCCTTGGGTAGTTTGCCCACAATCTTCGGGTCTGGTACTGCATACTTATTCAGCACCTCTAGTAGTTCTTTGGTGTTATTGGTTTCCATTATTTTTCTCCCTTCAAGAGAAATGTACGGGTTTGTACTTCTTTGACATATTGTTTTGCAAGGTCGGGGTGGGCAAGGCGCAGTGCTTTGGAGTCAAATGATTCCCGCTTCTGTCCCTTCCATGTCACAACCGTGACACCATTCAATATAGCGGTGTCTGCTTCGCCTAGCAACTCGCACACCTCTGCTTTTAATTCATCTTCTAATTGCTTATAAGATGCGAGTTCATTGCGTACATGACGCAACCTCTGTATTAAGTCAGCAGTTTCACTAGGCAACTCAACAGTGCGTGACACGGGACGCTGGTACCTGGTCTGAATGGTTTCATAAGACCACTTCACACCTGATGGTGTCATGCCCAACTCAATACTGTTAAGCCACTCGGTCACTGCTTCAATGTGTTCAGCAACTTCTTCTTCGGTGATGACCTGCTCAACCAAGGTGAGGCGCAAGGTGTTGTCAAAGATTGCCCAGGTCACACGCTTAGCATCAGCACAAATGTATTGCGTGATACCTTGGATGCGCCAGTAATCGGGGAGAGTACCTGAATACTCACGGCTCGTGGTCTTGACCTCAAGGATGTGGCGTGTCTCCTCGTTCCATCCGTCAAGAGTAGAGATGAGGTGGCATCCGTTATCTGTGTCGTAGCAGAACAGTTCGTTGGGTGTTTCAAATTGGATACCGAGCCTGTCGCCTGCCCAGTTAATAACGGTGTCTTCAAGGCGGTTGCCTGTTTCCATTGCAGGGTTTGGTGGTATTGGTGTTGGTGCTACACCTGATAGTTGTTCGGCTGCATAGTGGTCTTTCTTTACGAAAGGATGCAAGCCGTAGATAGCGGCTGCTGCGCTGGCTGAGATTCGGCGGTTGCCGAACTTGTCCATGTAACGCTGATTCAGCCATGCTTGTGAACCGTGTGGTTCTTTGTGGATACGGTAACGATTGAAAGTCATTTAACTTCCCCTTCTCTGTGTAACAGTTGTTGCGTCACAGAGTACAGGTGGGGTGTGTCAATGTCAAGCGTTTAGTAAAACAATTTTCCTGACCATTGCAACAGGGATATAAAACAAGTTGATACCTTCGCCATCGTGAATTGTTTGCAGTAAAGTCATGTGGTTTTCTTTAGAGCCAGCGTCACCAACAGGTACAAGAAAGCCTACTGATTGTACCAACACTTCGCCGTCGTCTTCTACTTCATCAAGTGTGAGCCAGCCTGCATCACCACCACACGCATCAGCCCAGTACACAAGAGCGACTGGATATTCTTGCGGTGGGAACTCAGTCGTCTGTTGGGTCATCAAGGGGTTCCCCTTCCACTCGGCACTCAACACAGTACCGTCCCGTTCTTGACAGCCACATCTCTCCGCATTGCGGGCACATAAAAAGGTCACGGGTATTTGCCATGCCTCAATAATAGTAGAGGTTTAGGCTGCTTGCGTTTGCTTGGTGCGTAAGGCTTCTAACTGTTTAACAGCCCAGAAGAATTGGTCTTGTTGCGCTGGTTGCACATGGATTTTAGAAAGAAAATACAGGAGAGTTTCAATTGTTTCGTTAGTCATAGGACTTAAGACACTATCACTACCGAGGCTTCGTTACATAGTCCTCAACTATAGTTAAACGATTTTCTATGCGGTCAATAGCATCACGCAATGAAGCACCACCGTTGTTTTTCATGTGCATCTCAACAGTAGTAATTGCTTTATCTAGTCGTTGTGCCCACCGAAAAATTGGTCTAACAACACCACGATAGATAACGCCGATAGAAACAATAGACCCAGCAATTGTAGCGAGAACACTAACGATGTCCATTATGCAGGCTTAGGCAAGGCACGCCACGCTGCTTCAAAGCGTTCAGGGTCATCAGCCATCGCAGGAGAAATTTCTAGGTGCAACCACTTGCCACCCATTGAACCAGCATTGTCTTTGTCATTATAAATCTTGACAAGTTTCTCGCCTGGTTTACGCTGGCAACGGTAGCCCCTACCCCATCCCTGCACTTTGTCTTTAACATTTGCATCGTATGCGTAGTCGTGGATTTCTTCAATCTCTAACGCATCAGCATGCAGAACGAACCAGTCCCATGCCTGTACTGCATCCTTGCGGTCTTTATATCCGAGGTCGCAGGCACGACCAGTGGCATGGACGGACAACCACTTAGGGTCACCTGCCACAGCCTTGGGGTTATTCATCATACGATTGGAGAACGACCCCATATTGGTGAAACCCCATCTACGCTGGGACAAATCTATTAACTTAAGTAAGCCAGGGCGGGCTGCCTTTGTCTTTGATACCCCATCAGATGAGCCTGTGTACTTGCGCATTTTATTCCTCGTCTATGCCAATGCCAACGGCAATAGCAATTATGTTTATAGCGAAGGCAACTGCACTAATGTATAGAGCCTTGTTGAGCGTATCCCCAGACAGGGTGATAAGCATAAGTCCAGTGCTGGTTAACCACAGCGAGAGGCTGATGATGGCTCCTAGATATTTACGCATAGGTTGTACTTTATCACTTTCGTTTAGTTGGGATAGCCAT